AAAGGATAAATAATAGCTATGTCTGAATATAAAGGTATAAAGGGGTTTCAAGTTCAAACCCGTACAGAAGATCCAACTGATGGAATAGCTGGAGATTTTTATTATAACTCTTCAACAGGGCGATTTAGAAATATAGTTAGTGGTGGAGCACCTATCGCCACTTGGGCATCTGGTGGTGATTTAAATCAATCTAGAGCTCAAGGTGGACAAGCTGGATCTACACTTTCAGCCGGACAATTATCAGGTGGTAATGCATATTCACCTGGAATATCTTACGGAAACACAGAACAATATAATGGAACTTCTTGGACAGAAGTTAATGATATAAATACTATAAGAGGTTATGGAACTGGTGGAGGGACACAATCAGGTGCAATTTTTGTTTCGGGAACTATGGCTCCAAGTCCAGGAGCAGGTGGAACTGGACGTAAAACTAATGTAGAAACTTGGGATGGTTCTTCATGGACTGAAGTAGCAGATGTAAACACATCTTGCTCTCAAGCTGGAGGAAATGGAGCTACTAGCTCGGCAACTATGAAATATGGGGGTGAAACATCTGGAGCATCACCAACAAAAAATAATGGTGCAACTGAACTTTGGAATGGTTCTAGTTGGACAGAAGTTGCCGATTTAAATACAGCCAGAACACAATTAGCACCTTTTGGAACATGGACATCACAAATGGCATCAAGTGGATATAGAGGCACTCCAGCAGGTAGAACATCTGATTCTGAAGTTTGGGATGGGACTTCATGGACTGAAGTTGCAGAACCAAATGGTGGAACTATAGAAGGTAGAATGGGAGCTGGAGTAGATTCCACTTCAGGAGTTATTTTTGGTGGTAGAGCGCACCCTACTTATTATGCTTTAACAGAAATTTGGGATGGAACTAGTTGGACAGAAACTGCTGACATGGCAACTGCTAGATACAATGGTACTGGAATGGGTTCAACAGCGTCAGCTTTAGCTGCAGGAGGAGTTACTTCACCTGGAGCAACTGTTGCCACTACTGAAGAATTTTTTGGAGCAGATTTTGTAATTAAAACGGTGACAACAAGTTAATAATGGAATATAAATTAAGAAAAGGAGGAAGCAACTATGGCATATAAATACTGTACAGCGACTAACTGGGGTAAAAACTTTTTCACTCACGAAGAGAGAAGACATTTTTACTTAAGAGGTCATGCTGGTGATGTATGGGTTGTAGGTGATAATCATCATGGAGATGAGTGGATTGCAAAAGTAGATGGTGCTATTAAGACAAAAGAAGAAGCACAAGCTATTGTTACTGCTCAAATCGAAGCAGCACAAGCTGCTTGGGATGAAGAGTCTGATGAACACAAAGCTCAATACCCTAGACCAGTAGTATATAATCTTCCATAGTCTTTAGCCTATGGCAAATTATTCAGATATAAAAGGATTTACGGTTCAAACACTG